TAGATATGTATCCATACCCGAAATTAGCTATTGGGGGGATATCCAGTTTTAGTTCAGCAAACTTAAACCAAATAATATGGAAATATTTATAGCATCGCTTTTAGTTTTTTTTACCTTAAACTTTTTAGGAAAAAAACTTTTACAAATAATTAAAAAAAACGCAGAACCCAAAAGGCATCCTTATTTTTTAAAGGATGATATCGACTATACTTACACAACAAAAGGCAAAGATCAAGGAAAAAAAAAGAACTACACTTATCCCGATTTTGTAAAGGAACACTATAAATTCGAATTGAAAACCAATGGCACGAGGAAGAAAAAAACTACCGACAAAAATTAAAGAACTGCAAGGCACGCTTAAAACTGAACGCGTTTTAAAAAACGAAATGCAAGTTGCGCTCGTAGAAAAAGTTCCGCCCCCGCCTAAGTGGCTAACTAAAATCGCGGCGCAAGAGTGGAAAAATGTTTGCTTTGAATTATATAATAAGCAAATGCTGCATAAAATTGATTTACGTTTCATAGAAGCTTATTGCAATGCGATGGCCTTACATATTGAAACGGAACAAATGCTGCGCAAAGAGGGACGAATACAAATTTTTAAAAATGTAGATGGAACTATTAAGCACACGCAAAGCAACCCTTTTCAAAAAATTGCAAACGATGCACTGGACAAAGCTTTAAAGATAGCCACTCAGTTTGGACTTACGCCTAGCGCGCGCACAAATATAAGCCAGCCCACGATGATACAAAATAATAATGAATTCAACTTCTTTGAATAAAAAATTTTTTTATGATAATAAAGCAGCGGATCGGGCGGTGGCTTTTATAGAAACCCATATCCGCCACTGCAAAGGCGATTTGACGGGGGAAAAATTTATACTTGAAAAGTGGCAAAAAGATGAAATAATAAAGCCAATATTTGGATGGAAATATAAAAAAACTGGCTTGCGTAAATACCGAACTTGCTATGTAGAAATTCCACGCAAGAACGGGAAAAGCAGCTTAGGCGCAGCGCTTGCTTTGTTTATGTTATTTGCCGATAGCGAACGCGGTGCGGAAATATTTAGTTGCGCAGCCGACAGAAATCAGGCCAGCATCATTTTTAATATTGCCAAAACAATGGTAGAACTTTCGCCCGAATTATCGGCACGCGCCAAAGTTTATAGAAACAGCATAGTGAATCCAGCCAAAGGAAACACTTATAAAGTTTTAAGCGCGGATGCAAAATTACAGCACGGACATAACAGTCACGGAATTTTCTTTGATGAATTACACACGCAAAGCACCCGCGAACTATTTGATGCAATGCAAACCAGCACGGGAGCGCGAAGCCAAAGCTTGATGTTTTGTATTACTACGGCTGGCGCAAGTAAAACCGATGGAAATATTTGCTGGGAGACACACGATTACGCTACCAAAGTAAAAGAAGGGATAATAAAAGACGACTCATTTTTGCCCGTTATTTATGCAGCTGATGAAGAAGATGATATTCAATTACTTAGCACTTGGAAAAAAGCAAATCCAAACTACAATATAAGTATAAAAAAAGAGTATTTTAAAAGGGAAAGCGCAAAGGCCGCTGAACTGGTTAGCTATGAAAATACTTTTAAGCGTCTGCATCTGAATATCTGGACTACCAATATCACCAAATGGATAGCGGATAGTATCTGGTGCGAAAACGCCAGTAAAATAAACCTAAAAGATTTGGAGGGGCGCGAGTGCTGGGGCGGGTTAGATTTGGCTAGCACCCGCGATCTCAGTAGTTTGGTTTTACTATTCCCAATGGATAATGAGAAATATATTGCTTTGCCTTTTTTTTGGTTACCGCGTGAAACTATTTACAACCGCGTTATGAAGGATAAAGTTCTTTACAATAAGTGGGTAGATCAGGGATTCATTTTTGCAAGCGAGGGCGATGTGCAAGATTATGAATTTATCCGTAAGCAAATAAATGATCTAGGCGCAAAATACAACATAAAAAGCATCGCTTTTGACCGCTGGAATAGTTCGCAGTTAGTTGTAAATTTAGCAAATGATGGATGCACGCTTAGCCCATTCGGACAAGGTTTTGCAAGTATGAGCGCACCGACAAAAGAACTTGAAAAGATTATTTTAAAAAGAAATTTAAACCACTTAGAAAACCCCGTTCTGCGCTGGCAGTGTTCCAATGTAAGCTTACGCACGGATCCCGCTTTAAATATAAAAATTGACAAAGCAAAGTCCAGCGAAAAAGTGGATGGGATGGTGGCCTTAGTAATGGCGCTGGGGGAATATTTAACAGACGAAACCGAAGGCGATAGCGTCTATGACGATCGCGGAATTTTAACTTTATGAAACAACTGCCTTTTGAAATACTAGCTTTGCTGTCGCCTAGTGGATTTAATGATAGATTCCACAAACATTGCAAAACAAGTAAAACTTATGTAGAAGCTTATGAAAAAACAGATACGGAATATGAACAAATTTTCGGGAAGCGAAAATATAGTTCGTATAATAGTTTCCGAGTTTGTATGAATAGGCGCTTAAAAATGTAACAATGTTACCGCTTAGGAATTAAGGAAATGCGTAAAATTGCAAAAATCCTTATTTTTTATGGCCATCTTAGATTATTTCCGCACCTTTTTCACACCAAATAAAACCACAGAAAAACGCGGCTTCCTAGACCAGATGAGCCGCTATGCAAGCGGAAGCGCTATTTCAGTAAGCACCGATTCGGCTATGTCTTTTGCGGCTGTTTTTGCAGCCATAAGAATTCTATCTGAAAGCGTAGCGCAGCTTCCTATCCAGCTTTGCGAACGCGATGCGAACGGGGATAAAACTATCCGCAACGATCACCCGCTTTACAATTTAATCCACCGCAAGCCGAACGGCTATATGACGACTTATATTTTTATGCAAAAAATAATCACAGATCTTTGCACGAATGGAAATAGTTATGTTCAAATAGTAAGAAATAACACCGCGCAGCCGCTTGAATTATTACCCTTGCAAGCAGATCAAATGAGCGTGAAACAAATAGATGGAAAATATTTTTATCAGTATAGTGGCGGCAATAGTGGGCAAACAATTTTTGAAGCTGATGACTTGCTGCATTTTAAAGGGCTTACAACTGATGGCTTGATAGGGTTAAGCCCGATTGACACTTGCGCCAATAGCATCGGCTGGGGATTAAGCTTGGAAAAATATGGGAACACTTATTTCCAGAATGGCGCAAAGGTGAGCGGGGTGCTGCAAACCGACCGCAGCTTATCCACAGAAGCAGTAGATAGATTACGCAATTCCTTCAACGCAAATTATAGCAACATCGGGGACAGCAATAAAACACTAATACTAGAAGAGGGATTAAAATTTTCGGGGATTAGCTTATCAAATGAAGCTAGCCAGTTTCTTGTTAGCCGCCAATTTAGTATTGAAGAAATCGCGCGGATCTTTAATTTGCCGCCCCACTTGCTGCGCGATTTAAGCAAATCAAGTTTTTCCAATATCCAAGAACAAAGCCGCGAGTTTGTGCAATATAGCTTGATGCCTTACTTAAAAATGATAGAAAGCGAAATAAACGGAAAGCTTTTTAAGCAAACCGAAATTGGAAAAATTTTCGTGGAATTCAATGTCAATGCGCTTTTACGCGGCAACCCAAAAGATAGGAGCGAATATTATAGAACGATGCTTAATATCGGCGCAATGTCAATAAATGAAATTCGCCAAAAAGAAAACCTTAACGCAATAGAAGAAGGAGATAATCTGTTTATGCAAATGAATATGACTACGCTTACAAATATAGTAGAAGGACAACCAGTTGAAGAAGCACCAGCACCGCCAGAAATAGACGCTGAACTTTTAGAAGAGGAAGAAATTACAAACGGAACAAATTAAAAATGCCGATACCTAAGCCAAACGAAAACGAAAACGAACAAGAATTTATGGATAGGTGTATGTCCGATGATACAATGCAAGAATACGAAAACGACGAACGGCTGGCAATATGTAAAACACAAATTGAAAATAAAAATTTAGAAAATATGGACAATGAAAAAAGACACGTCAAGGAAATAATAGAAGATTCTGAAACTATTACAATAGTGTATGAAAAAGACGAAAAATTCGAGGGGATAAAAATAAAGGAAGATGATACACCAAACGAAGGCGACGAGGAAGTAGTGGGTGCGGAAGATGAAACCGAAGAAGAAGAATATAACAGCTTAAACACTACCGAAATCAAATCAGTTTGGGATAAGAATATTACAACTGAAAAGCGCTTTTATAATGTAGATACACGCATCAGCAAACGCAATGGAAAACAAGTAATAGAAGGACACGCGGCTATTTACGACAGCCCTAGCGAAGATCTTGGTGGATTCACAGAACGAATTCAACAAGGAGCTTTTGATAATGTTTTGGAAAATGATGTGCGGGCTTATTTTAATCACGATCCAAATTTTATTCTTGGCCGCACAACCAGCGGCACGCTACGCATAAGCACTGATGACACGGGATTAAAATACGAGTTTGATGTGCCTGATACAACTGCGGGGCGTGATTTGGTAGTTAGTATGCAGCGCGGGGATATAACGCAAAGCTCGTTCGCTTTCACCGTGGAAGAAGATTCTTGGGAACAAGTTGAGGGAAAAGATATACGAACAATAAATAAGGTAAAAAGATTATACGATGTGAGCCCAGTTTCCATCCCCGCTTATCCCAATGCAAATGATTTGGCACTGGCGCAGCGTAGTAAAATGATTTACAACGACAAGCAAAAAATGCAAGCAGAAAGTAATTATGAAATGAAAACAAGTTTAGATAAATTAAAATTGAAAATTAACATATTAAAAAGAAAAAGAAAATGAAAAAAAGTATAGAACTTAAAGAGCAGCGCTCTGAGGTTATTTCTAAGCTTGAAGCTATTAGCAATACCGCTGATGCTGCAAAGGAAGAACTAACAAATGAGCAAAGTGCTGAGGTGGAAACGCTTTTAGAAAGAGCCGATTCGCTAGAAACACAAATTACAAAAGCTGAAAAGCTGGAAAAAACACTAAGGGAGTCGGCTTTGATCTCTGGCGTGGCTGTTGAGCCAAAAGCGGATAAAGATTTAGAAAAATTCACTTTTCAAGCTGCAATGCGTGCGGCTTATACGGGTAAAGTTGAAGGGATTATTAAAGAAATGGATCAAGAAGCAAGAAGAAACGCTCATTACACGGGACAAACTTTTAGAGGGATAGGGGTTCCAGCGTCAATCTTAACTGAGAAAAGAACAGCCGCAGAAACCGCAGCTGTCAATTCAACGCAAACAATGTCTTTCACTGACCAATTACAGAGCAATCTAGTTTTAGTAAGTGCGGGAGCTAATTTCTACGGGGGTGTAGAAAATATGAAATTCCCAGTTATTAGCGGCGTGAATTCAACTTGGATGCCAGAAAGTGGCGGAACGGCGGGAACACCAACGGGAACAGCAAGCTCGGTAACGCTTTCACCAAAGAAAGTGATTTCCGTAGTAAATGTTTCAAATGAAGCTCTAACGCAAAACGCTGGGCTAGAAGCAGCTCTTCAAAGAAATATGGCGGCAAATCTTGCAGCAACTTTAGAAATTGCGTTACTTGATACGTCTGATGTAAGTAACGCGCCAGCTTCAATTTTTGCTGATGCTAGTGCGGGTTCTACGGGCGCGGTGTTTAGCGGGGCGACCGCCTTAACTTTGGAAGAGGACTACTTAGGTAATGACGGAACTTATGAGGGTGCAAGGATGGCTTACTTAATGGATGCTGATGCTTATGCAGCTATTAAAGTAGCTCAAATGGTGAGTAATGTTTCTGCTGCTTGGGATAATAGAGATAAAACGGTGAACGGGTTTTACGGATTTGTTTCTAGTAATGTTGCGAGCAGTGGCACGGCTGATAAAGATCACGTCTTATTTGGAGATTTCTCGAAATGTCACATAGCGCAGTTTGGCGGGATCGATCTCTTATACGATCCTTACACGAACGGAGCAACTGGAGAGCCAAGAATGATAGTGACTTCGCTAGTTGATGGGGATGCAGTGCAAAATGCAACTGCCTTTTCAAGCTTAGTGGAAGCATAATAGTTGTAAATTTTTGCTTTGTTTTTGGGCGTTTTTGGCGTAATTTTACGCCTTAAACACCCGAAACAAGCAGAAAGCTTATATGGCGCTGAGCGCTATTTTAAAGCGATTTAAGCCACTTAGAGCTTCGGCTGCTGCTAGTATATGTAAAACAAAAGATGTGCGTTTTACTAGGTTAAAAGCAAAAAGTAAAAAAAATATTATGTTAAATAGATCTACTTAACATAATAAAATATTATGTTAAATAGAAAAACCCTAAAAAATGGCCAGAAGTGCAGTAATAACAACACCGAATAACAACGCCTTGAACACGCTGGCGGAATGCAAAGCGCACCTAAGAATTGAAGTGGATGACGATGATACTTACATCACTTCTTTGTCAATGGCCGCCAAGCAAGCGATCGAAAGTTATTGTAATATTATAATCTTGGATTCGGAAGTGAAACAATATGGCGACACTTGGGAAGATATTTATCAGCTGTATTTTAGTTCTGTCAAAAACCTTTTAAAAAACCAATCTGCGCCAAAGCCGTGGATTGAAGTGGATCATATAAAATACTATGACACTGCGGGATCTTTACAAACTTGGGCTTCTACGGAATACATTGTAGATGACACTTCTATGCCCGCAAGAATAGGGCTTGATCCCGATGGAGATGGATATCCAAATTTAGAATGTAGAATGAACGCTATTGTAGTGACTTACAATGTTGGAATAGAATTTGCCGACATTGCAAAAATTCCAGACGCTTTAAAACAAGCGGGGTTAATTTTAGTCGGGCAATGGTATGAAAACCGACAAGAAGCAGTCGTAGGGCGTTCGGTAGGGGTGATACCCTTAACTGCGCGCTATTTGATGGATCCGTATAGAATACAAACTTTTGGACTTCCAACTAAGGTATTATGATCACAATAGGGCAATTAGATAGAAAATTTCAGCTTCAATTAAAAAATATAAGCCGTGATGCTATTGGCGGAAATAGTGTAACGTGGGTTGATGCTTTCGATACCCCAGCGTCTACGCTGCTTTCTTGTTTTATTGAATTTAAAAGCGGAAAAGAAACTGATGATAATGAGCGCCTAAATGAAAAAGAAGTAGTGATATTTTATGTTAGAAATATCGGTAGTGTTATAAAAAAGATCAACGCTTATGATTATCGATTAGCATATCCCGTCACGGCTGGCGCAGTAATAACAAACACAACGGAATTCTATTATGTTACAGCGGTGCAAGAATATGAAGGAAGAAATAGATTTTTAAAAATACTAACAGAAAAACGAACTAGCGAACTAACAAGATTATGATCAGAGTAGATATGTTAGGAGATAGAGAAACCCGTGCAGCTTTTTTAAGAATAGCCAAAGAATTAGGCAATGATAAAGCTATGCTGTCAAAAGTAATTCGCCCAGCTGCGCGCCCACTTGTAAAAGCGATGCGAGAACTTACGCCAGCTTTAAAAGGGGGCAAAGATTTTAAAGTTTATAGAACACCGAAAAAAAATAAAAAACAGAAAGCACCCAAAGGAATGGGAAAAATAGTTTATAATATTAAAAGCGGAACCCTAAAAGAATCTATCGGAATATTTACTACGAAAAGCAGTAGGAATATGCCCGCGCTTTATGTAGGACCGCGCTATAAATTTGGTAAATGGAAAGACGCAGAAACGGGCGGCTGGTTCTGGCCTTTTGTTCAGTTTGGAACGGACTTTGTGAAAGCCAATACTTTTGTTCTGAAAGCCGCAATGGCTACGCGCAGCAATGTTTTAGGAATAGCGAAAACCCTAGCGAAAAAAAGAGTTGTTGAAGTAGTAAGTAAAAAAGGAAGAAAAGGAATTAAATTAGTATGATAGGAAAAGCAGTATATAATATTTTAACGAATGACGTAGCAGTGGCCGCAGCGATAGGAACGCGCTGCTATCCCAATATAAATACAGAACGCGCAAATAATTTTCCGTATATTGTGTATTCCCACGCAGCGGATGAGCCGCACGATACAAAGCATTCCGTTTCTACTTTAAATACAGCGCTGCTAAATATTACTATTTATGACAATGATATGCTAAGCAATGAAACACTAGCAGAAGATGTTAGACAAGCAATAGATAGGAAAAGCGGCACTTATAACACAATAGAAGTGCAAAGCGTTCAATACACAAACCAATCCAATCAATTCGAATTTGAAGGAATGGAAGATGATGATGGCGTCTTTGTTATAAGCCAGAACTATAAAATTAGATATGAACCAATAAATTAGAAAAAATGCCTTATTACACACTGATAAAAAAATGGACAGAACACAACGGGAAAGAATATGCAAAAGGATGCGCGATCGGCCTAAGCACAACACAAGCCGAAGCTTTTGCAGCTAACGGATATATAGAAATTGAGCCGAGCGAAAAACCAAAAAAGAAAAAACTAAAAACTAGAAAAGAAAATGGCGACACTGACAATTCAAACGATTAACGATGCGGGAAGCGTTCCCACTTTTTCAGCGGCGACTGAAAGTGGCGATCAGTATTTAAACACTGGAAACCAGTTTCTAGCAATAAAGAACGCGGGAACAGAATCGGCGTGCGTAGTTACAATAACAGCACAAGTCACAAGCTTGGACTTAACACTTTACGGGGAAGTTACAAAAGCGAGCACAACCTTATCCGTAGCAGCGGGATCCACTGGCTTTATTGGTGGGCTTTACACGCCAATTTTTAACGACGCCAGCGGATACGCTCAAATAACTTATAGCCAAGTAGAATCAGTAACAATAGCAGCACTAATAAACAAAACACAAATCTAAAAAATTAACCAATAAAATAAAAAATTATGCCGAGCAATGTATTAAATGGAACTAGCATCATCGTGAAAACGGGTGCGTCAGGTTCTGAAACAGAAATTTTGTTTTCCACAAATGCCAGCTTGACGCTGAGTATGGACACAAGAGATATTTCAAATAAGGGTAGTTCTGGATGGCGCGAATTACTAGAAGCGCAAATGAGTTGGAGCGTTTCAACTGAGGGGCTTTTAGCTTTTAAAGATAGCAGTGGATCAGCAGTGAAAAACTATGATGATCTTGTTACCGACTTAGTTGCAAGAACAGCTTTTCAAATCTTAATTACGCCAAGCACAACCACGACACTAGATTACACTTGGACGGGGGAATGCTTTATCACAAGCGTAGAACAAAGCGCACCGCTAGAAGATTCAGCGACTTGGAGCGCTACATTTGAAGGAACGGGAGCACTTACGCAAGCAGTTGTATAATAGTTAAAAAATAATTGTATATTTGGGCGGGAATAATTTAGCGGGAGCTTTATTATTTCTACCTAAATAAACAAAAAATTTAACTATGTATGAGATTTTAGAAATTAACGACAAAGAGTTCGCTTGCAAGTTTGGCTTTAATGCGCTTAGGCGTTTCAGCCGACTTACAAAAATGCCAATTTCCCAGCTGGAAATTTTAGGGGATAAAATGACACTTGATGAAGCTGTTATTTTAATTCACTGCGGAATTGCCGATGGACACCGCGCAGCAAAAAAAGAACTAGATTATTCAATAGATGATCTAGCAGATGACTTAGATACCGATATGGAAGCAATCGGGCGCGCGATGGATATTTTTGGAAACCAAATGGGAAAAGATAGAATGGCTGGCGGTGACAAAGTTGCAAGCAACAAAAAAAAAGCAAAGGCCAAAAAGTAAGGGAAACTACTTTTGATTACTTGGAGGAAATTGCGCTAGGACAATTAAATATGAGCTATGAGCAATTCTACGATATGACACCGCGCACTTTCTATAATGCCTTAGATGGTTTTATGGCTAAAAGGGAACAGCAAGATCGAGCGGACTGGGAGCGATGTAGATGGCAAACTTGCTTACTATTAAATATCCACTTACCAAAACGCAACCAAATACATAGCCCGCAGCGCTTAATCAAATTCGAATGGGAAAAACAAATAAGCGAGATGACAAGCTATGAGCAAGAACTTAAAAAAATACAAACTTTAAAAAATAAAAATAGATAATGGACGCGGCAATGAATGTAAGGGTAGGAGCTAAAACGCAGCAATTCGAAAAGGCGATGAAGCGAATGTCTATGCGGATTAAAAGATTTGGCGGCCAAGTTAAAAGGATGGGCGCAAATATGACGCGGAACTTTACGATGCCGCTGGCTTTGGCGGCCGCAGCTAGTGTAAAACTGGCGCTTAGTTTTGAAAAGTCAATGACTAAAATTCAAACGCTGGTAGGCGTTTCGGCTAAGGATGTCGGCCAACTAAAAAAAGAAGTTCTAGAATTAGGGGGGAAAACAGCGCAAGCCCCCGTCGAATTAGCTGAGGGGCTTTACTTTTTAACCAGTGCGGGCTTATCAACAGAGGGCGCGATGAAAGCTTTGGAGCAAGTTAGTAAAGGCGCAGCTGCGGGCTTAGGCGAACAAGCCGATTTGGCCTTAGTTGCAGCCGCAGCGCAAAACGCTTACGGGGAAGGGACGCTTGATGCAACGGCCGCACTTGATGGCTTTGGCCAAATGGTTAAGACGGGGATGTTTGATGCCGCAGAATTATCCAAAGTGCTGGGCGTTCAATTAGGATTAGCTTCTAATTTAGGCGTAAAATTTGATGATGTTGGCGCTTTTATTTCTACCTATACAAGAACAACGGGAGACGCCACTGGCGCGTCTGTTGGCTTTGGGGCTGTTATGATGTCTTTTGCTAAAATTGCACCAATCCAAGAAAAGGCACTTGCTAAAATCAATATGAGTGCGGGAAGCTTGCGGGAGATGTTAAGTAAAAAAGGACTGCAAAAAACTTTACTTCATTTGCAAACAGAATTCAAAAAGAACGGAATGCAAATGTCCGAATTCTTTACAAAAAGTGGCGCACTAAAAGGCGTGATGGGGGTTCTTGGCGAATCTACTGAAAGTTATATAAGTATTTTAAACCAAATGCAGACAAGTCAGGGCTTTGTCAATTCAGCTTTTGAGGAAACCGCCAAAACGAGTGCCTTCAAAATGGAGCAAGCCCTAAACAGCTTAAAAGTTGCGGCCACCGATTTGGGAACTATGCTTTTCCCCGTAGTTGAAAAGATAGCAGCAAAGATAAAATCGCTAACAGATTGGTGGAAGGGGTTAGATGAAGCGGGGAAGCAAAATGTTTTGACTTGGGGCAAATGGATTATGTTAGCTGGACCGCTTCTTTCTATAGTGGGCGGAATGATTATAAATATAGGAGCACTGATTCCTATTTTACTAAATGTAGCCAAAGGATTTCGAATGGTTACCGCAGCAATGTTATCCAATCCCTATTTAGCAGTCGGTGCGCTGGTGTCGGGATTTATTATTTATATGTCCACGCTAGGCAGAAAAACCCGCGAACTAACAAAGGATCAGAAAGCTTTTAATAAAAAGCTAAGAGAAACCAAAGCAATTATGACGCAAGTTGCGGGATTACAAAAAGAAGTTAAAAATATCGACTTACTTTCAAAAGAACAACGGGAGCAGCTTTTAGGAAAATTAAAATTACAAAAAGCAGACGCAGCAAATACACTGAAAAATATGAAAATATTTGCCAGAGAAAATGCTGGCTTTCAGGCGTTAGATCAAACAATATTAAAACTTCACAAATCATTAAAAGGAAAAGGAAAAGCAGAACAAGGAGGTATCTGGGCGCAGATTAAACTTTTAACAGAAGAATCCAACGAATTAGTAAAGGAAAATTTTGGGGAAACTTTCCAGAATGTAGCAAAACGCGCCAATCAATTAGCAAGAGATATTAAAAAAGTTGCTGGATCAATAAGCACATCGACTGAGGACTTAGGCGGTGATGATGTTGCTGGTGATGTTGCTGGTGCTGGTGATACTGGCGAAGCAGAAGCAGAAGCAAAAAGAAAAAAAGAAGCGCTTGCAGCATCGCTAGAAAATGTGCGAAAATTGAAGCAAGAATTTAATGTATTAACGGCAAAAGATGAACAAGCCGCTGCGCTAGTTTCTTTAAATAATCAAGAAACAAACGCTTTGCTTGCCATAGAAGATACCGAAAATGCAGCCGCTGAAAAACTAGCAATAGAAGAAAACTTTACAGAAAAAAGAAAAAAGCTTTTAGCCGATCAAGCAGCCGACACTAAAAAGAACTTAGCCGAGCAAGAAACCGAATGGGAAAAAATGTTTTCAAAAATCAGCAAAGGCTATAACCAGATTGCTGATGTAGTGAATCAAGTGCTTGGCGCTATTGGTGGGATGTTAAGTGCGGAAGCCGATATGGAAAACGCTATTCTAGAAGAAAAGCACGCAAAAGAATTAGAGGATTATGATATTTGGATGGAACGGGAAACCGCCAAACTAGAAAATAAAGTAGGGAACAAAGCCGTAGAAGAAGCCGCGATGGTAGAACTAGAAAAAAAGGCCGCAGAAAAAAAAGCCAAACTAGAAGCAAAGCAAGAACGGGAAGCAAAAGCACTAAGAATAAAAGCTGCTAGAAGTGAAAAGAATATGAAAATTGCGAGTGCAATAATGGGAACAGCGCAAGCCGTAGTTAATGCGCTAGGATCAGCGCCACCGCCTTTGAATTTCTTTCTTGCGGGCTTAGTTGGCGCAATGGGAGCAGCACAAATATCAATGATTGCAAGCACGCCAATCCCTTCAATGGCCGAGGGGGGATTAGCAATGGGCGACACGCTTGCGCGCGTAGGTGATTACGCTGGTGCGCAAAGCAATCCCGAAGTAATAGCGCCGCTTAATAAACTCACGAGCTTAATAGGTGGGGGAAGTGGCGGCCGAATGGATATAAATATCACGGGCGAATTAAGCGGGAATGACTTAATATTAACAGAACAGCAAAGCGCAATAAATAGAAGTAGATTTGCATAAAATACAAAGATAGATGGCTACTACAATAAAATGGACAAGCATATTCAGGGGCGACACGGGAGATGCGTTCATAGTGCAGATTTTTGATGTAAACCATAACGGAAACCCGCGTCAATATACTTTGGGATCCAAGCCAGTAGAAATAAAATGGGACGGCAAAGGCGAAGATCGGTTTTCCCCCATTATTGGATCTAGTGCAGTGGTGGAATTCGTTATTCAAAATGACACCGAGCGCGTTTATTGGCGTGATGTGTTTGCAAGTTACCAAGAACAAGAAGTTTTTCTTAGGGTATTAACTATTCCAGTGGATCCAGATATGCAAGGCGTGATCGTTTGGAGCGGCTGGCTTTTAGGAGATTTATGCACGGAAGAACAAGACGAATATCCGTGGTTACTGAAATTAAAATTCACCGACAGCATAGCTTTACTAAAAGATCATTTTTTTTGCGCTGATGACACCACTGAGCCGATAACCAACTATGAAGATGAATATAATTCGTTCGCTTATTGGATCGTGGATAGTTTGAAAAAAATAAATGTAGGGGGGGATGGCGCTAGTTTTTTGGATTTAACACCTATTGGAAACGGCTCCCCGCTGAAAACTTTTGTCCATTGGTATAACAGCGAAGTGTCGCCAACTTCAATGTCTTATGATCCAATAGAAAAATTTGGATGCCGCCCGCGCCCCTTTTGGGATGTTAATGATGCTGGCCAAATAAAGCCGAAAAGTTGTTATGATGCGATCGAAATGTTTTGCAAAGTTTGGGGCGCGCGTTTTGTGTTTTTCAATAATAAATATCACTTTATTCAAATCAACTTTTATTTCCATTCTAATTATGATGTGCAAAGCACGCCCGCAATTAGAGATGGATACCTATACGATTGGGCGGTGGATAGTTCATTAGAAAAATTCGAAAGCGAAACGAATTTAGAATATGAAGCAAAGATTCGCCCCAGTTATTTTAAAACTATGAACACATTGATGGGAGGAAAGCAAACTTTTTATCCGCCACTGAAACGAGTTTTTTCAACTTACGGGCGATGGATGGGGATAAACCTTTTAACAACTTGCCCCGCTACTGCTTCCACCAGTAATGTCGATGGCTGGCGCGGGAATTTAGATATGGGGGAAAGCTACGACTTAGGAACTTTTGAAGAAGATAGCACTATGGTTTTTCGCCTTAAATGGCTTACAATAGTAACGAATCAGGGTGTAGGATATAATTCCAACGATAATATGCAAGGAAGTAATTTCCCAGTCGGATATATGTTCGGCTATGCTGGCGCGCCCTATAACCCGCAAACCCCAGCCCCAGAGATGCAATGTATGCCCGAAATAAGATTCACTTTACAAATCACAAATATTGCGACGGGCGATGTTAATGCGATCGGCTTTTGGACGACTGCGGGGGGGGGGTATTATCAAGCTCCAGGACTTGTCAATTGGACAAATTACTTATTAGATCCTTATCCCACTTGCAAAGTGGATGGCACAGATCCCGCTTCTTGTGGTTGGATGACTGGTTCTTGGCCAACTACTATACAGCCGAACACCCTTAGCGACGTAGGGTTACAGCTGGAACTTAGCCCGACGGGAATTGCTGGGCTTGATGCGTCTGCGGGGGGCTATTCTTTGTCAATACATTTTTTTGATGTTACTGGCGGTGCATCTTTTACTTCTGGCTCCTCTACTTATGGAAATAGCTGGGGATCTCCTCCGTGGTTTTGTGGAAGCACCTTTGGGGGATGGGGTGTTGCAAATGTTGGCGCTGGTTGGCTAGGCAGAATGAACGAAAAAAAAGATCTTTGGAACAGCGCGCGCGGGGCGTATATTGATGTCAAAGGATTAAACACTGGCACGCTTGGCGCAGATATAACTTATGATCCCGCGCTGCAAGGTTCTGCGTTATACCCAAGCGGATTAGAAGCTGGGATATTTCATATCGATGCGAACGGGCAATATACTGGCGCGCCTTTTACTTGGATCATAGATAATAATGGAACGGGGGCTAGTGTTGTCGCTTCCACTTTGGAATATAAAACTGGCGCTTTGCTGTTTGGCGACGGCCGACATACAAATAGTTTTGGCGCTATTAAATATGATGATGGATCGGGGGGCTGGGCTGATCCCGCTTATGAAGGATGGGCTAGGGATCTTCCTTCTGGCGGAGATTTTATTACAGAATTACTCGGAAAAGAAATTCTACTTGGCCAAATGAATCTCACTTCGAAATTCGAATTTACCATTACACGATCTGGAAAAGTGGTAAACGCTGGCCATATCCCACGAATTACACCGCTGACGCGCGTTCAATATAGGGGCTATAATTTACTTCCATTGCGCTGCGCGTGGAATTTAATAACCGACGAATGGAAGGGAAAATGGTTCGAAGTAAGTGAAGCGTCTGTCGATAATATCGCGCCAGCTGCTGATATGATTGGCGCGGGAAGTGCCGATATTGCTGGCGTTCCAGCGGGCGGATCTTTACAAAGGCGCGCCCCAAGTAATTCGGGCGGCGGTTTATTACTTACGCGAACCGCTTCCAATATAACTGCGGGCGCAATAATTTCAATTCCAATTAACCCTATCACAATAGGCCAGCTAGAATCAGACACAGATCAAGGATTAAGCGGAATCGCTTTATTAAAGGCGGGGGATAGGGTTTTATTATTTGCCACGCTAACGGGAACACCAGCAGAATTTGAAGGAACAAATAGAAATTTTAAAATATATATACTTATTCTAACAGCCGATCAAAAATATGATGACACAACGCTGTCCGTAGAAAGCGTGACTTTTGATTTGGATGTCGTGGCGGGAAGCGCCTTATATTTGCAACAAAGCGAGATCGCTCAAAAAGCGCTAGGTGCAAGGGCTATTAATGTTTTAGAACTAAGCCAGACACCGCAATGCTGGTATGATATAAGCGATGATTCTACGCTAACAATTACAGCACAAAACTTAGTTTCTGCAATAACTAACAAGGCCGTAGATGGAACTAACGATCTAACTTATGGCGGAGCGGCTGCGCTTTACGATGTTGCAACACTTAAAAAACCCAGTATTAATTTCAATGGAACGGACAATTATTATACGCTTACGGGGCTATCTTCATTGCAAAATTTTGAGTTTTGGATGGTTATTCACCCAGACACCGACTGGCTAACGAATAACAATTATATGTCTTTCTTCGGGCATAGCAACGGCCAGAATTATATCCGAACCCAGAATGCGATTTCAAATTATCAATTTAAAGTTGGGAATGTATCTAACAACACTGGCACGCTGCGCGCTTCAATCGTAGCTGGGAAAACTCAAATTATAAGATTTTTCCGTTCAGTTGCGGAAGGGGCAGAAGGGTATGATATTATTGATTCAGTAGAAATAAACGGGATAGGAAGCGGCGACGCTTATACAGTGGAAGAATTTGCCGCCGACGGCACTTTTAGTAGAATAGGCGCACGGAATACTTTGGCCGAAGCATCTTTTTTGGATGGAAATATCGGCGAAATTTTAATGTATGATGAAACGCTTACACCAAACAACGCAGCAAAAATACTTAATTATTTACAAAATAAATGGCTCTAAAATGAAAACAGATATAAAAGACACCTTAGAAATGATCGCTATAAATGGAACGGGAATAGGAATAAGCTTAACGGATATAGATTCTATTTTAAGAACTTTGATATTATTGGCGACGCTGGTTTATACAATAATAAAAGTGCGCCACTTTATTAAGGACGGCAAAAGTTAAAATATGAAATGCGCCTTAAATTTTATAAAAAAGGTTATTAAAAAAAACCAAATTTTAGAAGCAAATTTACTTATCATTAGAAATACTTTTAGTAAAAAATCAACCTTAGGAACGCTTTATTTAAATGGCGGCTTATACTGGCAGACGCTGGAACTGCCTTATAAAGATAACGAAAGGCGCGTGAGTTGCATCCCAGCTGGCCGATATAAAGTAAAGAAACGCAGTGCGGAAGAAAGCACGAAATATAAATATGAACACTTAATTGTAGAAGATGTTCCAAATAGAAAATATATCTTATTCCATATCGGGAATTATCCGCACGATACAAGCGGCTGTATTTTAGTTGGCGAAACTTTTGCTAGGGACTTCATTGGAAATAGCACTGCGGGCTTTACAAAACTTATGCAAGAATTACAAGGTTACAATCAAATAAATTTAATAATCAAAAACCAATAGAAATGAAAAATTACATTTTAACTAAACTTCTAACTTCCAAAAAAGTATGGATAGGAATAGCTTCTATCATCATTCCAATAATAGCAAGCGCACTAAATGTAGATGAAGCAAGCGTGAGTCAAATCTGGTGGAGCTTAATTGCGATGCTTGGCGGCCAATCCTTAGCGGATTTCGGTAAAGAAGCAAAGAAAAAATAAATTGGAATTTCGCCCACGATTATCAAGGCGCGAATACGATTTAATAAAGCAACACCGCAGCGCTGGGAATGTGGGAATTATTGGAGATACTCACGAACCTTTTTGCGTAGCTGGTTACCGAAATTTCTGTTATGATTTATTTGATCATTACGGGTGCAGCACCATAATTCACATCGGAGATGAGGTGGATAACCACGCACTAAGCTATCACGAAAACGCTGAGGGAAGTTTAGATGCTTTGCGTGAAGCAGAACTAGCGCAAGCGGCGATGGACAAATGGTATGCAACATTTGACCGCGTGAAAGTATGCGTCGGCAATCATTCGGCTTTGCCGTTCCGTAAGGCGACAACGCACGGAATTCCAAAGCGTTTTTTGAAAAGCTACGAACAGATTTGGAAAGCACCAAAGGGCTGGACGTGGGATATGCAATACGAAATAGATGGCGTGCTTTACGAACACGGAACGGGAAGCAGTGGTATAAATGGCGCTAGGAATAGAGCCATCGCTAATAGACAAAGCACCACGATTGGACACTTGCATTCTGCTGGCGGGGTGAGTTATATGGCCAGCCGCAATGATATTATCTTTGGACTAAATGTAGGATGCGGCTTTGATGTTAGTAGTTACGCGGCAAGCTATGGAAAGCACTTTCCACGCAAGCCAACAATCGGCGCGGGTGTAGTTTTATCGGGCGGCAAAGTGGGCTTCTTTATTCCTATGGATTTGGGAAGCAAAATATATAGAAAATAAATGTTAAAAACATTGATGGAGTTTTAAAATAGTAAAGCTTATTTTATTATTTTTGCAGTTCTTGAAAATTTGTTTTGTTTTCATAATGCAAAACTTGTTACTTGTTTTAGTTGATAGAAGCCCTAGTTAATAGCTGGGGCTTTTTTCAGTTGGCACAGCCCCCACGCTAAAAATCGCCTAAATTTTGGCCTTATTTTTATGCTAATTGTAAAAAAAAACGCTTTTAACCTAGTAAAAAAAGTTAATAAAGTGAAGCTATTAACAAAAATTTGCGTATTATTGCAGTATTATTAATCAATTAAAACAAAGAAAATGACAATTACTAAAAACGGCTTCAATTTCACGGTAGTTCAACAAACACAACACTACAACGGAACAACTTGGGAAAATAAAAAGGTAGTAGAAATAACCCCAACCGAACAAACTTGGTATGACTTACAAGATAATGGAGGACTTGAAAACTACCCTGAATATCATACAAGAGATGTAGATGAAACTTTAGAAGAAATAGTTTACGACATAACAACAATATAAGTAATAGGGGGGGGGTGTAAAAGCCCCCCACTAAAAACAATAACGGCAAAAGCCCTAGCCAACTAATATAGGCACACAAAAACAATGACAAGATTTGCAAAGCACAAACAAAATTTAAAACGAGAAGGAAACTTTATTATTTCCTATGAAACAAAAGTAGCTGAAATAATTGGCAGCGAATTACACAAATTAGATTGGAATGTAGATGGCAAAACAAGCAGCCCGACAACTACTAGGCACATTAACTACGCTGCGCAGGAATTAAAATTAACTATAATAGAAACCGAAAAAAAATCAAAATTCAAACAACACGGAGAAAGAGCGGGTTTTGATATGCGCGGAATAAACTAAAAACAATAACGGCAAAAGCCCCAGCCAATTAATAAGGGCAAAATAATTATGACAACTTTACAAGAACAAAAAAAGATATGCAAATTAACTAAACTTCTAACTTCCAGAACAGAACTAAGAATTAAAGATTTAAAATTAGCTTCAAAAATTGATGCAGAAGAAACCGCCAAAGAAAAAAAGGCCGAGCTATTTGAAGAAAACGAATGCCGTTTAGATAAGTTGCACAAAGCCGCGCAATTAGTGGCGCAAGCGCAAGAGGAAATTGATTGTGCTTTACGCGGAACTGACTTAGTATGCGGCTTTGAAGCTTATGGCCGATATGGGATAGATCAGCTGCTTGGCAATGGTAACCCCTATGACAAAAGCGTTTATTCCTTAATGGACGCAATACAAGCAAAGCAGGATGATCTATATTGCAACCAAACTGGCGAATGGAAATAACACTTATTTGATAACTTACTAAAAAATAGAATTATGAAAACAACTTATTCGGAACTAAGAAGCAACCCGCCTAAATTAGCTATCAACGGAAAACCTCGGGAAATTAAAATAGATTTGATTTCTGTGATGTGCGATAATAAGCACCGGTGGACAATGAAAAAAGATGGTGCTGGCGATTACAAGATTTGCACGCACGGCTTTTCTTATTCTAACTGGCTTATCCCTTTTGGCAAAGACGATATTGAATGGGAAGCGGATGCTGGAAATTGGAAACAAGTTTTCAATATGATTAACGCTGGAACCTCTAAAATTAACCAAATAAAATACAGATAAAATGGAAAAGAACATACAAACTGGCCGCGTATTTACTACGCTTAATGACTTAGCAACTAAATGGGAACGAAATTTAGAGCAGCTAGAAGCACGCGAAAAAGAACTTAAAGCAAAGGATGATCAGCTTACTTGCTTGGCCGTTTCAATGGTGGCCGATAATACTTTGGAACATATTATAGCACTGCGTAAAGCGATTACAGATTTACAGCGCTTAGAAAACCACGAAAAAACAATGACAAACAAACTGCTTGAAACTATGTTGAACCAAGCAAATCCTATTAACTTTAAAAAACCAAAAAAAGATGATAATTAAAACCAGCAAAGTAGAAAGCGCGCAATTCCTTAAAACTTGGGAAAGCCGTAAAGGAGATACATTTTACGCACATCAAATCCAAATGGAAAACGGGGATTGCGGGGAATATTCCAGTAAAACGCAAGAGCAAAATAAATTTAATGAGGGTGAAGAAGTGCAATACGAATACCACCCACACGAAAGTTTCCCTAAAATCAAACCGCACTATTCACGGCCGCAATTTACTGCTATGCAGAACGACAATACAATGGTTCCAAGCGTAGCAATAAAAGCAAGCGCAGTATTTAATGCGGGGCGAAATGTTAGCGCGCAGCAAGTTGTAAAAGACGCCAAAGTTTTTGCGGCTTTTATTAACGAATCGCCAGCTGAAACTGAATCGCCAGCTGAAACTATTTCCAAGATAAAAGCAGAAGAAAAAGATCCTTTTTAAATGGAAAACACTATACTAAAAGCAAAGCTTATTCTTGCGCAAATGTTTGGAATAGGAAAGATTCATTTTGAAAAGCACAAAAGCCGTAAAACAAATATTAATGAAGCCCGCAGATTTTTGATTTATTTTTTGCGCAAAGAATTAAATGTTACTTTTACTGAGATTTGTAAATATGTGCCAGCACTAACAAACCACGCCACCGCTATGCACCATCACAAAAGGATGAAAGAACTACTGGAAGTTGAAGCGCCAATATTGCGCAAGTATGAGGAATTTAAAGAAACCCTTTTAAGCGATGAAACGCTATCGATCCAGCGTGAAATAATTGGCTTGAGAAATACGCGCACTAATTTAACAGCGCAGATCACTAAATTAAAAAAACTTTTATGAAATTACAAATCACAAGTTTCAAGAATACTCCAAGCAAATACGGGGGTTTTTTTTACTATGTATTTTTTAAAGACGATGCTGGCAAAAATTACAAAAGTTGCATCTATCCAAATTGCCGCAATTTTAATAAGTGGCGCAGCGTTTTAAAACGCGGGGCTGTCTTGGATAATTTAATACTAAAAAGCGCGGGCTTAGTTGATGCTGATAGCAATTTTAATTTTTTAGGTATTAAGCAAAGCAAGCCCAAACCACAACACCCAAAACTATTTTGATATGAAAGAACTATTTGAAGCTGATTATGGAATTGATAACAGCGCACCCGACAGCACTGAAATAACTACGACGATTCTTTATTTTAGCAAAGAAGAACTGAAACTATTTAAACAGCTTTGCAAAAAAGGAATGCAAAAGGAAACGCTTAATTTAAGCACAGCCAATATATCTGATTTTTTACTACTAATTTTAAAACAAAGATATGAAAACCTATAAATTAAAAAAGCACCTAACACAAAAAGAAGCTGCAAAACTTAAAGGAACTTTTTTAGATGATAAAAGCTATGATATTATAATAGACCACGATGCTGATGGTTTTGATTTATACGGGAATTTATTATTTAGATTTCGGAAAGGGGTTTTGCCTTACAAAGTTTTAAAGAACGGATACGACAGTTTTAAGGACAGCATACAGCTAACTGATGGGCGTGGTATAGTTAGCGGAAGCAGCCATAAAAGGATCTTAAAAGACGGAACAGTGAGCAAAATAACAGTAGGAAATAAAGTATTAAGCGGGAATGTAGGTTATATGGATAGAAATGCGATGGTGCAATATTGCCGTAAAACTGCGTTCGGCCGCAAATACTTTGAAAAATTTAAAGCTGGAATTCCTTTTGTAGAATTTATAGATAAAAAATATGAAGAACTTTGCCCCGCTTATTATAAAAAACAAAAGGCCATCGCCGCTGGAACCAATAGAAACTATGTAATTGGAGATACCAGTTATACAACAATCACACTAAATAAAAATTTTAGAACTGCGGTGCATCAAGATAGCGGTGATTATCGGGAAGGTTTTGGAAACCTTTGTGTCTATCGTGAGGGTGATGTAAAAGGCGGCCTTTTTGTTTTGCCAGAATTTAGGGCGGCCGTAGATATGCAGAACTGCGATATGTTTTTTGCTGATGTGCATAGATGGCACGGAAATAC